TGTTGGATCTTACGACATCGCTCCTGAGGATCACATCAAAGTTCAGGCTACAGTTCAAAAGTTTATTGATTCCTGCATCAGCAAGACAATCAATCTACCAGCAACTTCAACACCAGAAGAATTTTCCCAAGCAGCTTTGGACTACGCACCTTACCTAAAAGGTTTGACAGTCTATCGGGCTGGTGCGAAGGGTAATGAACCGCTACAAGCAATACCACTAACGGAGGAAAACATTGAAAAACACATGGGAAGAAGAGAACCAGCAGCAGTCGGAGTCCAGTCAGCAGAAGCCTGCTCCCTCGAAGGAGGAGAGTGTGGAGCCTAAAGCTTTTGAAAAGCTTCCTGATGAGAACAACCCTTATTGGGAAGACTGAAAAGACCGATGCCTACATTTGAATGGATATGTCAGGATTGCGATATCTACTGGGACAGGGAGTGCCCAGTAGGTAAAGCTCCTAAGAGAACTAAGTGCCCTAAGTGTGGGAAACTATGTGATCGCTATTGGCAGAATCAGAATGTTTCTGTTAAGTTTGGGGATGACAAGGATTTCCACACTGTACGGGCTCGATATAAAAAACATGCCGAAAAAGGTTTTGATAAAACAGCGGGCGATAGGTGGTTAAATAACCAGATTAAGCACACCAAAGATGCCATGAACGACGAGTCTTTCAGGTATAAATCTGCTAATATTGATTGGGATAAATTTGCCAAAAGCAGAGGTTTGAAGAAGGTTGGTGATGTTGAGGCTCACAAAAAGGTAGAAAGAGCTAAAAAACTAACCGCCGAAGCTTATGATAGAGCAAACCAGATGGGCTATAAGGATATTGGATCGGATAAGCTAGACATCAAAAAACCCAACAAACAATCATAATAATGGCATACGATTTTTCTGATAACATTCAGCGTGGTATTCTGTACCTACTGAAGTCCGACAAGGACTTCTACCTACAAATCATCAATCTGGTCAAACCAGAATACTTCGAGTACCCCAGCCACGCAAAGATTTTTGAGCGTGTTCGAGGCTACTACGATAAGTATGGTAAGCTCCCTACTGATGATTTTATTGTTCAGGATATCAAGCCCGAGCTAGGTCCTAGGGAGAATGCTTCTGACTATGAGGACGAGCTATCTTACATTAACAATGTAGATGCCTCCACAGTTGGTAACACAGAATACATGCTGGATCTTGTAGAGAACTTTGCTAAGAAGGAGGCCATGAAGGCTGCCATCGCTGACAGCATCTCTCTAATCAAGGAAAATCGTATGGATGAGGTTGAGGCTCTTGTAAAGAAAGCCTTGCTCATCAACCGAGACGTAGACACGGGCCAGGATTACTTCACTGATATCACTGGTCGTTGGGAACGCATCTTCAATAAAAAGCAGGAGAACAAGTACAAGACCTTCCTCCCAAGCATCAATAAATCCCTAGAGGGCGGTTTGGGTTCCAAGGAATTGGCTATGGTTGTTGCGCCCCCTGGGGTTGGCAAGTCTTTGTTTCTGGTTAACCAAGGCGTGCATTCAATGATCGAGGGCAGGAAGGTTTTGTACATCTCTCTTGAGATGAGCGAGGATAAGATCGCACAGAGGTTTGATTCTGTGATGACACTCATGCCTCAGTTCAAGCTCAAGGATCCTGCGAACCAACTGACTGTCAAAGAACGTCTTGAGATGTTCAAGAAAGAGTTCCCTCGCAGTGAATTGGTCATCAAGGAGTTTCCTACAGGCCAAGCTTCAATCAACACAATTAGAAACCTACTGGTTCAGCTCAAGAACTACAATGAGTTCGAGCCTGATCTTCTGATCGTGGACTACCTTGAGCTACTGCGACCCACACGGGAGATTCAGCAGGAGTATCATGCTCAGCAGAAGATCGCAGAGGAGCTTCGAGGCGTAGCTATGGAACACAACTTCCTGGTGTGGACTGCTACCCAGACCAACCGCCAAGGTCGCATGGTAAAAGTTATTACCGACGCTGAACTTGGAGACTCTTATGGTAAGATCAGAACTTGTGATTTCGCAATGTCTCTGAATCAATCCGAGGAGGAGTTTGACGAGGGCAGAATGCGAGCATACGTTATGAAGTCTCGAAACGGACGCCCACGATTTACAGTGCCCATGACCGTAGACTACGGAACCCTTAGATTAGGTGAGGGAGATGCCGAGTATCGAGAAGATTAATCGACCCAAATCAGAGTGGCCTAAGCATCCTATGACAATAAATGCTGGCTATAAAACATTTGATATTGTTCAAGATCCCAAACTAAAAGAATTCGGTGCTGTAGAATTCGTAAAGTCTACCATGTATATAAACCCTCACTTGAAGGATGAGGATTACAAGGGCACTCTAATTCACGAAATGCTTCATATTGTTTTTGAGATGTGGGGCTTTGGTGAAGGTAACGAAGTAGGGAATTTTAGTAACGAGGACCTGACAACTAGAACAGGATATGGCCTACATACTTTAGCAATGCTGAACCCTGAACTATTCAAGTTCATGTTCAGCCCTCCTAAATAGTATGAGGTGCTCACATGATAGATTTAAATTTAGAAGGTATTCTTGATAAGCCCGCCGAGACGTACACCAGAGTATCAGCTTACTTAGGAGGTGTATGGCAGTTTGTCGCGTTGACTAACCCAGTCAAGAAAGCCAATAACCAAAGTTTTTACAGAATTGATTATAAATTCGGAATCGTTAAAACTAAACAATCTGATCCAGCAAAAATTACCTTCGCGGGCAACCCTGGAGATTATGTTGCTTTAGATACTGTCGGAAATTACAGTCTGATTACAAAGGATCAGTACCAGCAGATGTTTAGTCCAAAAAACTCTAAAAGTAACGCAGGCCCTGTAAGCTCAGCCAAGTTGAAGAATCCAAATTATATTACAGAAATAGTTAAAGGATCAGGCCCCACAGCCTCTAATAGCACGACAGTTCAAACAACTCAGAAGAAAGCGGGTAAATCTAATGGTGGATCTACCTGTACGAACTGCGGAGGCTATTAACACTATGGAAGACCTTACTGTACTACTAGAAGATTTCACCTGGGAAAACTACAAGGACATCAGCGATGCTGTTGTCAAATTTGACGAGTTCAACATCGACAACGAAATGTTTCGCCAAGCGTCGATTTACTCGTACTATTATGGACTAATGGGTGCTGCTAAAAAGCGCATGAATGATCTAGACACTGAGCTTGTTCGGCTTTCGTCCACGCTTCGTCGGGACTACAAGGCTGGCACTACCACCAAGCTCACGGCTAAAGATCTAGATGATCTTGTCTTCGCGGACAGCACTTACCAGCAGGCGGTATCAGAAGTAAATGATGCTACCTTCAAATACGAACTACTCAAGGGTCTAGTACGGGCTCTTGAGCAGAAAAAGGACATGCTACAACAGGTGTCCGCAAATAAACGAGAAGAAACTAAACTTTACAAGTGATCTCACTATCATACCATACTAACTAAGGAGTAACTATTATGCCTATTGATCTCGACGCACTACGACGCAAGCACGAACAACTTAACAACCCTGGTGGTTCTAACAATAACAACAACTCGGACTTCCTAAACAAGTTCTACCAAATCCCTGAGGGCAACAACGCTGTCCGCATCCTCCCCTGGAAGGATGAAGATCGTGAATTCTACGCGGAGACTAAGATTCACCGTGTCCCAGGTCCTGATGGTAACGTGAGGAATGTTCATTGCCGTAAAGTTCACGGGGAGGCTTGCCCTCTTTGCGATCTCTACTACGCTCTTTGGAAGACTGGGCGCAAGGAAGATGAGGATCTAGCTCGCCAGATCAAGCCTCGCGCTCGTTACTACATGAACATTCTTGATCGTGAGTCTGGTGATATTAAGATTCTTTCTGTTGGTGTTATCTTGTTTAAGAAGATCATCGGCGCTATGCTTGATGAAGACTTCGGTGACATTACTGATGTGGAATCTGGTCACGATTTCAAGATCGTGAAAGAGATGGATGGACAATGGCCCAAGTACGATCAGTCGGCCCCTCGTCCTAAGTCTTCTCCTCTAGGTTCCAAAGCTGAAGTTGCCTCATGCATGGAGAGCTTGCATGATATTCATGATCTGGTTAAGCTAGAAGACTATGAGGAGGTAAAGCAAGCAGCCCAGGCACTCACTGGTACCTCGGCTCCACAGGGTAACACCCAGCAGTCCGAGGAAGTATCGGATGGTGATTACCTCTCTAAACTTCAAAGTTAATTATTATGAATAAATTTTTAATCGCCCTAGCGACTGTATCGCTAGTATTCCTTTCCTCGTGTCAATCTAACGATTTGCCTCCTGCGACTCAAATGCAGCTACAGGAGATCGAGCAAGAACTAGCTCCTTATTACGCATCATTTGATGATAACGGAGATGGTATCCTTGATCAGGATGAGCTAACCGAAGTTCCTCCAGATGAACTCGCTCGCGTAGAAGAGCTTACTACTCGCTACAACGAGATCTACCAGGAAGGAATCAACCAGAACGCATCCACATTCGTTCAATTCCTTCGTGGTCTGGGTATTCCAGCCCCTCCTGGCAGCGAAATCGCAGCGGGTACTCTTGCTGCTCTGGCTTTCCGTCGCCCTCGTCGTCAGCTTATCGCTGCACTGAAGCACATTTCACCTCAAGGTGGTGGCCCTTCATTCTACGAGGCAGGAAGAGCTTTTCTGTCAATCCCTGGCCTACTTGATTCTACTCCAGCTTCTGGTCAAGTTGCTGAAGAAGAAGTTGCTCTTATCAACACTGAAGAACAACAACTAAACGGCTGAAGTCTTAGCTAGTCGAACTATAATAGGAAGACACCAATATTGGTGTCTTCCTTTTTATTATGAAAGAGAAACTCAAAATACTTGCCGCTCCAGCTAACGAGGGTGGTTGTGCGTACTATAGAATTATTTGTCCTGTCAAGAAGCTTGAGCAGCTTTACGGAGACCGTGTTGAGGTGAGATGGAATAAGAATCCACTCGGTATAGATGAGTCTAATGGTCGATGGAAAAAGGATTGGGACTTCGAGGACATGAAGTGGGCAGACATTGTGTTCACTCAGAACCTGTCCAACTTTGGTGGAAACTACACAGCGCGTATTGTAGGTAAGGCCAAGGAGTTTGGTAAATTCGTACACTACGACACCGATGACCTTCTTACCAACATCTACAAAGGCCACAGATTGTATGATGTGTACAAAGAGAAGGGTTTGGAAGAAATCACCAAGTTCATCTACAACAACTCTGATCTTGTAACTGTCACTCAGCGCAAGTTTGCGGAGCGAGTAGCGCCTTACTGTAATCCAAGCAACACTCTTGCTATCATCAAAAACAGTATCGACTACGATCTGCCCTGCTGGAATATGCCTAAGATTCCAAAGCCCAAGAAGAACTTCACTCGTTTTGGTTGGGTAGGAGGTATCCACCACGAACAAGATTTGAAATACTTTAGTGGTGTTCCTCACTTTGTCAATCAGAGAGTGGGTAGAGAGAATTGTAGATGGGACTTCTACGGGCATCCCCCTCCAAACACTCCCAAGGACGATTGGCAGATTGATGTTTGGAAGAAGTACCGACAGATTATTCTGCGTGGTTTCAAAGGCCAATCAAATTGGAGAATACACTACGCTCAACAGGCAGACCGTTACGGACAGTTCTACACTGACATGGACGTAGCACTAGCACCTCTTGAGATGAACGACTTCAATGATAGTAAGTCTGAAATCAAGGTTGCTGAGTGTGGTCGTTACAAGATTCCACTTGTCGCCACGAACTGTGGAGCCTACGATGAGTGGATTGAAGATGGGGAGACGGGGTTTCTGATTGACCCCAACAAGCCCCACTCAGAGTGGACTAGAATTCTAACCATGTGCGCTAAAAGACCCGACATGGTAAAGCGCATGGGTGAGAACCTACACCAGAAGACAGAAGAAGCTTTCAACATGAATAAGGTTGTAGGTCAGAGACTAGATCTGTACAAGGAGCTATTAGTTGCAAGTCAAGCTAGTTAGTGGTTGGTCGAATCCTGGA